CCTCCTGTATTTTTACATTTGTAACATAATACCATTTCTCCGTAGGAGAATCAAGCAGGAAAAAGTGAAAAATATAGAAAATTTTGAGAATTGCAAGTAATATTTAGACAGATATACATTTTTGTTAATTGTGCACAAAAGAAGAGTACTTTTAGAAACGTGATCCAACGCTAAAAGTACTCTTTTATTGTGCAAATTTACAACAGCTTTTGCATAATCTGTTTTTCTGTCAAATTTTTGGTACAGATTTTGGTACCATTCCTACCCCCTCATAAGACTATCTAAGTAATCAAAATACGATTACTAAGATAGTCTATATGTCCCCCGCCCATCTCCCCGGGGGACAAAAGAAAAAAGGGCATCAAAAGAAAAGGCAAGTTTTCATTGCCTATCATCAAGTACCTGGTGAACCTACAAGATCAGCAGCAGACAGACCGTTAAACTGTCTCCTGGGGTAATGATTCATCCAGTCCTGGATAGCTTGTATCTCTGCCTTTGAATACAAACCGATATCATCACCTTTTGGAATCCAACGCCTGATAAAGCGGTTACTGTTTTCATTTGTGCCACGTTCCCCGGAGCAGTACGGATGGCAGAAGTAGACCGTTGTGCGGTTCTTCTTGGTTCTGCAGCTTCTTTCGATAGACTGCCAGTCCGCAAATTCCATACCATTATCACAGGTAATTGTCTTAAACTTTCCCCGGAATGCCGGAGTACCTATTTTTCTTTCGTACTGATCCAGTGCCTTGATCACAGATTTTGCAGTTCTGTCCTTAATCTTAAAAATCAATTCATTACGCGTTTTTCTTTCAGACAGCACCAATAGACATGTAAGATCATCCCTGGAACTATAAACTGTATCCATTTCCCAGTGACCATATTCTTTACGCTCCAGGATCTCCTTGGGTCTCTCTTCGATAGATTTTCCACGTTCAAATTCTTTTCTTTTCATCTTATACCTTTTATCCTTTTTCGGTCGGGCATAAGGCAGACTATTCACCGTTACACCCTTGATCCGGTGAGCATAGACATAATTATATATGCTCTTCACGCATAACTTGTGATCCGGGAGCGCATACAGTGCAGCTTCCGGACTATACTTTTTATTCAGGATCAAAGCAGCTACGTCAGAAAGAAAAGGATCATCAGCAGATAATTTTCTTTTCCGACCTCTACGGCTCATATTTTCCTTATGGATCCGCTGCCCCACATCATAGCCATAACGCTTTTCGTTCTGCCACAGCTTACCCCTTGCAATAAAAGTACCTCTTTTAATTTCATTGTAAACAGTGGCTCTGCAGCATCCGATCATCTTCGCGATCTTTGTTACCGGTGTCTTTTCCTGATGTAACTTTTCAATCAGGTATCTATCTTTCTCCGTCAGGTATTTCATGACTGAACCCCCTTTCATACTTCGAGGGTATCAGGATCACTGATATATTTATCAAGGTTAAAATAAACAGCTACGCTGACCTTGACAAATATATCAGATCCTGATAGTCCAGTCAGCCGGAATACGAAAGGAAACTTTTCAAAGGTCACTACGTTCCCAATGAAAAGAATTAAACACCCCAAACCCCTCAAGGGGCTTTTTTCTTCCTGGTCTTTCCGGTACATCTCCTTATCAATTCATTTCCGGTATGTCTTGTGCATCAGTCTGAATAATAATTTTTCACCTGGTCCAAGTAAAGAACCGTAAAAATTCAAAAAAATGAATTTTTATCTAACTATAAAAATCGAAAAAAAAATGATTTTTATAGTTTTCTTGACTTTTCCCAGGAGAAAAATTTTCCATTATTCAGACGCCCAAGACAGATACACCGAAAACGAATTTATAAGAAAAGGAGATGATAGAAGCAGAAAGACCCAGGAAGAAAAACTAAAACCAGCAACCCAGAGCAGAAACCCAAAAACGTGATAGGCTCCGCAGGAGCCGGGAAGGTGACAAAATGAAAAAAGCCAAAAAAGAAAATTATAGGATCGTAACAGAAAGCGGAAAACAGTTATTTAACCAAAATTACACAGAAGCAGGAGCTAACAGAATATGGGAAATGTACAACGGAATATACACCGATGACAACGGAAACCAGGAATATATCTACATAGAAAAAATATAAATAATTGCTGACCTATCGGCAGGACGGGGAGAAAGAGGAGCAACATGACACAACAGGAACTTGAAATCAAATGCGAATTTTTAGAAAAAAGACTCAAAAGGATCTATGAGATATGTAGTCAATATCCTGATGATATAAATGGAGCCAGAGCTATAGGGGAAATAGAAGCAAACTGTGACCCGGATATATTAAAATTTTACAATTGACACAAAATAGAGATTAGAACATTGACAAACTGAGAAATAAAAGAAGAGGGGCGCAAGCCCCTCTAAACTTTTACACCATAATTCTTACGGAACCATTCCACGGAATCATCAAATGGCAACCATCTATTTTTCAAAAAATCATCATATCCCTTATAATCAAACTGCGATCCGTCCCGGAACTCTTTGATCAGATTAAACCGTCTACAAAAAGCATTCCAGGTACTGGCATCTTCTGATTGAACAGTTCTATAAAGCTGGTCAAAAGAAATGTTACTTGTAAAATATATGTGCGTGAAGCAGGCTTGTTTATTATTATATCTACACGGCAGTTCTAAAGGGTAAATATCCAGCCACTTAAGTAATATATTAATATCAAAATCGCAAGCGCGGAAATCATCAAACAAAATAACATCTTGCCCCTTATATCCATCCCAGGGGTTCCGGTTATCAGTCACGCGATACACTTTATCGTATCCACCATATAACTTATATACACCGGAAGTCTTGCCACTTCCTGGATCACCGAACCAGTATTCCACATGCATCTCACGAACTATATTCTTAAATTGTTCATACCGGAGTATTTCCCGGCACCGTTCGACCTTTTCCAGCTGCATCATATAATTAGGATTGTCTTCCAGGATTTCATAATTACTTTTTCCGTCTTTGATCATATCATACAAGGCAACTAGATCATTCCGTTGTCCCTGGTGCTCATCCGGAACAATACCGGATTCTTCAAAAGTATTTTTAAGGTTCGTTTCTTCCTTGCTGGATCCCTTATATTTTCCCTCTTTGCGAATGTAATCCCTTGCTTGTTGCAATGTGCCCCGGAGCATATCAAGCTGTGATCCAGGGGGAAATTTTTTTTGCAAAGTACTAAACCGAAGTTGACCGCCACGATGAATAACAATGTGCGTATGTAAAGTATGCTTTTCGTTTCCAATCTCATCACACATAGCCCAGTAGTCAAGAGACCGAATAGAAGAAAGCACTTCTTTAATTTTTTCATGTGTAAAGCCTTTATCCAATGGATTATTGATAGTGATCATCCATTTCCGACAACTGGTATCTTTTTTGCTCTCCATGTGCTTCTCCATTTTGTTACAAAAGTTATATTGTAACAGCCATTTGTTACAAGTACTTGTAACAGTGCAAATTCAGTAAATACAATACTTACAAGAGTTTTGTTACACGTTACAAAAGTTGCCTAGGGGTAATACTAACCCTAGGCAACGCCCTTGACGGCAGGAACCCGGCACCCCGGGACCTTTGCGCCCAAGGACGCGCCCCGCTTCGCTTGTGGGCGCTGTCCCTGGTCACAAGGCTAACCGGGTGCCCCCTACCGTAAAGGGTGAAGTGCACGTTGCAAGCTACAAACGGTTGCACAACTCGTTCTGTATTTCATCGATTTCCTCATCAACGTGTTTTAAATGATCAGACAAACAAGAGAGATTGCTTGCATTGACTTCCTCGATCGAATTAAAACGATCCACCGAAACACGTAACAAAGAAATATCTTCATACACATCCTCTAAGTCCTGTTCCCTTTCACGGACACGACATAACATATAAGTCACTACAATCACAGTAGCGCAGATCACTAAAACGATAGCAAGAGCCATACTTACACACCACCTTTCTTTATAGGACACCAACGAGGAGAATATTTACAAGGAACAATACTATCATTCCATCCAGTATAACCAATAAAACCAGGCATGGATCGGATATCACGATCAGAAAAATATTGTATAATATATTCCTGATCCGGATGTTCACAAAAACATCTTTGTCGATTACCATACCGGGAATGATAAAGTTTACAATGTTCACATTCAGAGCATTTTATTTTATCTGCCATAATATATCTCCTAAACCATTTTGTGATCATGAGCATAAGCCAACATGGCAACAAATTCATCATAAGACAATACACGACCAAACTTTTTGATCATACCTGATTTAGATTTTTCATAAATCTTTTTCAGGGTCTTTTCATTCAGATTTTATTTCATAAATAACCTACTTCCTCAGCTTTTTGCTGGCACGTTTCAGTTTCCGTGACGGGTTTACAATACCGTCAATATTCACCGGGTTATTCCGCTGCAGATCAAGAATCTGTTCTTCAGTTAACATGTCACCTTCCTTGCATGACTTCGTAAGATTGCCAACACAAGCCAGGGTATCATAAGCATTAAAAGCAGCATCCTTAATGAACCATCCGAAACGTCTTTTCGGTTTGATCAGCGTAGGATCTGATGCATTTTCCAGGTCAAAAGCATCATACTGTTCATGCACCATGATTCTCCATATCTTATTACAGGTATAGACATAGCTGGTCACCTGACGGAGCAGAGCATCCACATGGTTAAACCTCTGTGCTGTATAGATCAGGCTGATATGATGGTGACGGCAGGTCAGCAGAGCATTCAGGAACAAAGGATCAATATTACTTTTGAAGCTCCGAGAATTAAGCTGTACGGAAAATTCATCACCCAACACAATGGTGCAGGTAAGTGTATCATTCTTATCATCCACAGAGCGCATACGATCAGCAACAGCCACGATCTGCGCCATAGATACAAAATCCTCATAGGGGATAGTCAGGGATACATTAGAGATAATATGTATCTTCTGGGTAACCCATTTCTTACGGTTAAAGTCAAAAATCCGCTTATCATTGTACCGCTTATACAAAGATACAACCTTATGCACTGCAGACAAGGTTTTACCCTTGCCAAACAATCCAACATAGCAGGATATCGTACCGGTAGCACATTCATCCCACCGGTGGAACCGGATATACTTATACAGATCAATCACGCCATACCGTACAGTACTTATGGGATGCGTTACTATGACACGGACGCAGACCGACATGATACAGGCAAAAACAATAATAAATAATAACAATTCAAGCATACGATCACCGCCCAACTTTCAAACAGTTAGCAGCTACGGAACTGATGCTTTCAAGAACCATACAAAACACGATCAGACCGACTACCACAGCCGGAGTAAATTCATTCGATCCGTTACAGATATAATTAATTATGTTTTCCATTCTTCATAATCTCCTTTGCATAACGACAACTATTAACCAGGTAACACATTTTACACCGCTGGACATCATCCCCGGCGCGGATCACACGACAACCAATAAGATCATGACAATGGTTATCTTCATTGATGCAGGATCCTTTTAACCTGCAGGTAAAATTAGCGCACGGACTCATTTGTCTAACACATCCCTTCTTCCATCCAAACTGCGACCAGTCATGTTAGCAACTGTAATTTTTATCCGCTTAATTACCCAAAAAGAGAGCAGCAGAAAAATAATGGTATCCAGTCTGTAATTTATTGCCGAAAAATAAGGCTCAAAATCGTTTGCAGATAAATTTTGTACTTGAACTTGTTCCGTCGCAGGTTCCGAAACAGCGACAGTAAAAGGTATATAATTACCATCACTATCCATAACGTAGACATTTGTTCCGGGTACTCCTGGATCCACGTACTCAGTAGAGGGTTCTTCCGTAACAGATCCGGCATCTTGTACCATATCGGATTCAGTGCCAACGCTATCGGATAATACAGAATCATCAGTTCCAGGAACATCCACGGAAGTTCCCTGATCATCATTTTCACCAGTTTCGAGAGTTTCAATATTTTCATATTCATTCATTTTAACAACCTTTCTTGATAGATGCCCCGGTGTATGGTAGGATAAAGAAAAACACCATACGGAGGGGAAAACAATGCAAACAATAATAAGTACATTTATAGGTGCAGGAGTTATTCTACTAATTGCATATCTCTACAACGAATACAAAAAAAGAAACGAATACGACATAGAAATAGACAATAGCAAAGAATTAACCAAAAAGGATATTCTGAGCATAAACCAATACAATGACGAAAAAGCTGATAGTAGAACAGATTACATAATATCCATTTTGGAAAAAATAAAATTTTGGTTAACGATTATCGGAATATATTTTTTAATAAAAATAATTGCAACAATCATAATAGCAATTACATACGGAGCAGCCATAACAAAAGCTTTAAGTTATCTTACTTCCACAATCTAAATAACAAATAAAGAAGCAAATAACCAACAGCACCAAAAAGCAAAACAGAATACAAAGTAAAAGAATATCCGAACAACGTGATCTGAATAGACAAAACAGAATCACAAATAAAAAATATTTGTTTAAAGGAATTCATTTACTACCTCCCAAGAATACGACAAACAAAAATAACAAATATGCTTCCAGCAATTAAGGCATTGACCCAACCAGGAAGAAAAGAAAAGAGAGTAGCAATAAGTTCCGGGAGCTGCTGCATAGAAGCAATTAACCCTTTAACAATAGAGAAAAAATTGTTTCCAGAAGAAAGAATAGCATCAGCATAAGACTTATTTTCATCAGTCTTATCTACCTGGTTAGCAGTTCCCGTAGATTCATCGACCTCAATATCACTAACAGTACCTTTAATGCAATTAACAATAACAGGTTCACCCATATATAAAACGCCACCTTTTTTATAACAAGGAGTCAACCACATTTCACCATTCCACGTTTTACCAGCGTTCGAATACTTATCAATCAAAGAATCAATATATACACGAATAGATCCCTTACCAATCGTTACAGTATCATAAGTTTCATAAGATTCATTTAAAGAAGAATCGTATACTGGATAAGAACAAACAACCAAGGTATCAGAATCAGGAATCACAGACAGATCACTGTTAGCAGTCGTGCCAGTCCAGGTAATAGTTCCATATGCCAACATAGGTTTATTCCAAACAACACCAGTTAGCTTAAAATCCGATAAATGAACAGTTCCATCATCACCAGTATCAAATGAAGAAGTAGCATTACCATTAACATCAAAATCAATAACGATACTATTACCTTTATTCCAGGGATTATTTGCACCGGTTTTAATATAGGGAGTGAAAAACAACTGCTTGATACCGGATCCATTAAAAGTTTTAAAACTATCAAAAGTTTTATCCCACACAAGATTTTTACGATCCAAGGAAACAAAATCTATATCTTTAGATTGCCCATTATAATATATGGCTTTAACCCCTAAAGATAAGTACTGGGATCCACCAAGATCGAAAGCAGAACAATTAACAGCATTAGACCAAACATCTACAAATTCAGCGTGAAACGATGTATCATAACGAAATCCAATAAGTGAAATATTATTTCCTATAACTTC